GGATAGCGGAATGCCTCGAATGTTGAACACGGTTCCAGAACCGCGATAGTCAATAACAGTCTCGTTAATGCCCGACCCAACGATCTTCGGCCCGTCTTTTTTAATTGCAGACAATGACAGGATGTTGATGGGTGAGGTTACTTTATACGTTCCAGCCGGAAACAGCACACCGCGGCTTATGCTTGAATTTATTGCAGCATCAACAGCCGCCTGAATAGCAGCCGTATCATCTGCTACGCCATCCCCGACAGCGCCAAAATCCTTAACGCTCCGCAGCTCTTGGTTAAGCTTTATGACATTGTCTAGCGCTTTGCTTGTCATGTCGTAATACCCTGCAGTTGCGCGTCAGTAAGGGCGGTTGGGAAAATGGCGGCGCGGCGGATGTAGAAAAAACCATATGTCGCCGCAGAACCAAAATCACCAAACCGCACCGTGTCAGGCGCAGCTGTCGGAACCGAAGCAGTCGTGTCTGCGGTCGCGAGAGCGCCAGCGCGTGCGGCCTGGACGTTGTCAACCGCAATGCGGCTTGCCCCTTTGGTGATAGCGCCGACAGAAATTGCGCCCGTCACCGTAGCATCGCCATCGTTTGTGCCGCCACGCGCCGTTACAGACAGCGTATCGCTGCTGCTGACGTTAATGTTCGCCCGCTGCGCCCGCGCTGAAGCATCAATCTGGAAAACGCCTTCTGCTGCGCCAGTGTCGCCGTTGCGAACGAACTCGGCATACAGGCTCAAAGGATACACCGCACCCGTCAGGTTTGCTGTAACCTCATCCGCTGCCCGCATGGCCGTGCTGCCCTCTGTGAAAACGTATGATGACGGGAATGATCCAAGTTCGAGTTGCGCGCCCCAAATGTAGATGCTTGCCAAGTTCAAAACAGTGAGGTTTGAATTTGCACTAGCAATGTATATTGCTGGCGTTAGTCTTCCATTGTCGCTTGTGACGGAGATAACTAATCGAAACCAACCATCTGCGAGCGTTTGCACGCTGACGCTAGCGCCTAGACCTCCGCCGCCCGATGTGGTTGACCCGAGCGCGCCAGTCGCCAGATTTATGTATTGCCCCGACCACTTAGTGACGCCAAGATTCCACAGCTCCACCAAAGCCCACGCATTGACGGATGCCTTTAAAAAAACAGAAAACGTGTAAGCAGTCGCAGTCGATACGGTGACATTCTGTCTGATATACGACCCGTTGGAGCCGGGCGATACAATTTCGTCGGCGGTAGTTGTGCCGTCCGGCGCGGTTGAGGCATTGGCCGTGACACTTGCCGCAACTTGCGGCCAACTTGCGGCGTTAAACTCCTGTGACCGCAACAGCAGGTTGGTCCGCGCATCCTCCACGAGCACGCCCTTATCCGTCCGGCGCAACACGCCAGACCCAAACGACACCAGCCGCCCATCTGACGTCTCGGCATAGCCGCTTGATGCTCGCGTGACCGTCAGCCCCGCGTTTGTCGTCACCACGCCAGCGCGCATGTATGAGTTGTCAACAAAGTCCCAAACGTCGGTCGCGCCGAGCCGCTCCACGGCCCGCAGAAACTGCGACCCTGGCGTGAGCCATCCCCGTTTGGCCCACAATAAGCTCACGGCTGCACCACCAAGGTAATGACACGCGCGCCGCCTTGGTTAACCGGCGTACCGGCTGTGCCAGAACGGATTTTAATATACCGAAAACCAACCCAGTCGCCGATGGCGAGCGCGCTGTAGTAATTAGCCGCGACCGTCAATGCACGTTCCGTTGCACCATCATACACATTGAAAAAGTTTGTGCCGTCAATAGAGCCTTGGAAAGTCATGCTTGCAGCTGTCCATGCATCAGGCATGATGATAGCAACAAGTTTGCGGCCTTTGAGATCAACCGCGCCAGACAGGCTCGCACTGTTTGCAATAGTGACGGTCGTTGTTTCGACCATTTGAGAGCCTACAGGCTTAGCTTCATAAGTGCCGAGGGTCATTATAGGCTCCTAGATCGCCATACCCCACTTAACGACAATTTCATCATTAAGCGCAGGAGCAGTGACAAAAGTCAGTGTTGTACCAGCAATAGTATAATCTGTTGTATAGGTCATAACCAAACCATTTACAACAACCAATGCGGCAGTGACATCGCCGGGCGTTGAGCTTAAAGTAAAAGCAGTTTGAGAACCTGTGCCCGTAAATGTTTGGTATTCGGCTTGGGCAAGCTGCACAATAGCGTCGATAATCGACTGTGCTGTAACGCGCATCTCAACGCGAGACCCTGAAGCGAAGCTGTTTGCTGTGGTGCCTTCTTGCGCGCGCACGATGGTCATTGAGTCAGTCGAACGTGCCGTGACCTTAACGATTTCATACGTTCCACCGGTGCTTACCAGTGTGGCGTAGAAATAATCGCCGGACCCGAGAGCAGGAAAATTAGCCCCATTACCTGCTTGCAAAGCAATACCTGTATCAGACGCACTGATCGCTGTGCTGAGAAAACCGGTTACGTTGTTCTTAAGTTTAACGCCCATGGTTTTCTCACAGCAACAAGAAGTCTATATCGGGAGAATCAACAATAGCACTCTTAATGTTTTGCACAGTAACGCGCAATTCAAATCTTGAATTTGCCGGGAAAGGAATGCCTAGCGTTCCTTCTTGTCCGCGTACAATCGTCATAACGTCGTCGGTGCGCGCTGTAACTTTGATAATTTCGAAGTTATCAGTAACGCTCTGAAGCGTAGCGTAAAAATAATCGCCGGTTCCAAGAATAGGAAACAATACGCCCGTACCGGAAGCAACAGTAAGCGAAGTGCCGATAGAACTAAGATCACCGACTGTTGTCGTGACTGCGTTGTTTTTAAGAACAATAGCCATATTAAGCCCCAAACGGCTGCATTTTAGCGCGAACAGAACCGCGCATATTACCTAAGTTCGCCCGCGCGCGGCGTTCGGTTGTATGGAAAACATACTGTCTAGCGTGGTAAGTGGCAAGTTCGCGGTCAGACCACGGTACGTTAGGTAACACAAGAAGCGACTGCAAAGCACCGTGCATAATAGCATCTTCAAGATCGTTGAAGATTTCTTCTTCCATCCCTGTCGCGTCACGCCGCGGTTTCAGCGCCATAAACATACGCATCGTGTAAGTCTTTTCGGCATCAGGCAAAGGAAGCACGATAAACTTATCTGGCGTAATCTGCGTAAACACGCGCGGCTCGCTACCGTCAGCAACGATAGATTCGGGAAGTACGTAGGTCGACCCTTGGTTAAACAAGGATGTATTATACTGCCCGTTGTTAAACAGATTTCCTGGAGGCGTTAGGCTCCACACCACGGATGGGTCTTGTCCACTATACAAGTCTGCCCACTCGGGGTAGCGCATGATAGCTTCTTCCATCGTCAGCCGTTGCAACGGCACATCGTTCATAACAGCTTCGAATACTACATGAACGGCTGAATTTACAGGTTTGTTGTAAGCGTATTCATGCACGCCGGGCAAAAGGTTGAAGTTCGGATGAAGATAACGCCACGTCAACGTGCGCTCGCAAGTACGAATTGCAGAGTCACGAATATGATTGAGAATCGTAGGCTGCGGACAGCCGGGCACGCTCGGATTCAGCCTAGGGACCAGGGAGGCGAACGTGCGCTGCGGCATATCTTACTCCGATCTAGACGACGTTCTTGGCATAGACACAGCCGCAGATTCGGCGTCTGAAACAATTCGCGTTCCGAGAGACGCATCAATCGCGCTAACAAAAGTTTCGTAAAACAATTTTGCGCGATTACTATTAACGTGTTCGTTGTCAACCGACTCTGCCAAAAACACGGTTCCGTCAATAACGATAGGAAAAAACGAGTCGGGCAAAAGTTCGATTGTCTGGCCGATAGTGTAAATGGGCGACGCCCGCACGTATTCGGCAACAAGAATAATACCAGCGGCAGGTTTTGGATACAAGAAAAACTTAGTCGGGTTGCGGCTATGCCGCATAAAGTTAATCGGTGTACCAGATGCTTCGCCTACCCAGTTAGGGTACATCTGATCTAACGTTTCGCGATTAACTTCAGTAACGGCATTGCCGTTCTTAACCTGGAAAATCTCTACCAAACGAACTGCATTAGACGGCAGCGACTGGAGCACAAGGTCCGGTGTCGTAACGACATCCCCGACGTACGAAAAAACGTCAGGGCGAAACGAGACAATACGGCGAATCGTTTGATTAACAAACCCAAGCAGCACTGCATCGCTGTACCGATACGGCACAAGCGTATCGGAAACCATATTCCGGACCTCTGTGATTACATCGCCTGGAGTCATTTAGGCCATCCTCGCGAAGCCTCTTGTGCCAATTCAGGCATACCAAAATCAAGTTCGGGTTCAGGTTCTACAGCAGGAAAATCATCCTGCGTCTCTTCAACAAACTTAAAACCTTTGGCCTTCTTAGCTTTCTTAGCCTTTTCCACGACTTCAACCTGCTTTTCAGGAATGAAACGTTCTGGAAAAACTTCTTTTTCACTAACTTCAACAAGCTCGGGACGCTTGGCAAGGATTTCATCCCACTCAAAAATCCAGCCGTCTTTGGTACTCTTAAGATACCTAACCATTTATTTTCTCCTACCGCTAGGCGATACAGGCCAAGACTTCCGTGCAGGGCCTGTTTTCTTTTCAGACATTGTTCTTTTTTCAGAAGAAGTCAATTTTGCTGCGGCAGATTTAGGACGGCAGGCCGGGTAAGGACGAGAAGATTTTTCAGAACCGGATCGACCGCAAGGTTTACCAGTCTTAACATCCACCCATTCCTCACCGAACCACTTACCCAGACCGCCCTTTTTTGCCATCTTTTTTCACCCTGTTGTCAGCGCCAGACCAAGTCCCACCGCGCTTCTTGTATTCCTTAGCAGCCCAAGCGTTTGCGTAAGCGCTATTACCAGTCACGCATATTACCCCGTTTTGTACCATGACCCAAGTCTCATGCTCTGTAGAGGGACACCACACATCCTGCGTAGCTGCGTCACGTACTTTTATGTTTTGCGTGTTGTGAGTGCGTTTACCTCTAGTAAAAATAGCACTTCTGATTGAGTCTGTCTTTTGCGCCATTGAAACGTAATATCCATTACAAAAGCCTGCCAACACTGCTGCAAAGTAATGGTCTAAATTTTTTTGTGAAAATATAAATCTGTGCCCTTCACGCTTTTTAGTCGCACCTTGGTCGGCTCCGTCATAGACAATTGCCGCTGCAAAAAATGCCTCTCTTTCTGTCGGGCTCATGTTAAGCACTTTAGTGGTCCATGATTGGTGTTTGTGCCAATCTAGATTAATAGATGCGTTTCCTTGCAGAGGACGTCCTGTCCAAACAATATCCATGTGTGTATTAATATCTCGGGTTGGTAAAAGCCTGCGATCTAAATACCGCTCACCTTTACAACCATTTGGTCCGGTTTTACCTCCCGAAAACATAGTCCTTTCAACCACCCATTGGTGATCCGGTGTGCAAACGATACTAAAACCTGTGGGTTTATACATTTCGACAGTCGGAGCATTCTTGTACGTATGGATG